CTAAGGTTTCTTTGGTCCTACCTCGGCTGAAGGTAAATTGGCACCACCAAAAATATCTTTGAATGTATTTAACCAAGTGGGATCATTTAATTTTTGATTCCATATAGTGTCCCAATTAGCTTCTGTTAAGTTTTGGGTATTTTCATTTCCTTCAACTTTGAATGTACTATTAATGCTCATATCCACTTTTGATTTAGTTTCTTTCGGTGTTTCATATGCCTTTTTGAAATTTTCTCCAATATTTTTTATTGTTTCTTCAAAATATTTTTGTTGATTGGCCATTACTTTTTCTTCTAAAGCAACCAAGTTTGCACCAAATTCTTCTTTAGCCCTGACTTGTGCCTTATCATCACCTTTTAAACCTGAAACTACATAATCTTCCATTTTTTGTGTTAAGGAACTTACGTCTGCTCTAACCCCTTCAGTTTTTGTTCTAGACGCATAATCTCTTGAAATAGTTTGTTGAACTCCCATCATGGATTCATATAATCTTTCCATAGGTGCTGATGTGGCTCTTCCGAGTGCTGATGCGGTTCTAACACCATTAATTCCAGCATTAATACCTTTTAACTGATCTAATTGTTCTACCGCCAACTGTTCAACACTTTTTCCTTGTTCTTCTTGTGACGTTTTAAGTTTTTCTATATCTTCAGGTGTTAATTGGTCTACTTGTTTTAAAACAACTTCACCCGTTTTTTGATCTTTTATATTAATTGTTGCAACACCATCTTTAATTTGTGCCATTGATGCGATTAACTCTTTTGTTTCTTTACTATCTGAAGCAAAATCAGGTAATTTAAGTTGGGATAATTTTCTATCAAAGTCTGAAGCCTTGATTGCCATTGCCGCAAACTCATCTTTATCATATCCAAGTTCGGTGGCAATTTCTCTTAACCTTCTTTTTGCACCCGGCATAATTTCCATTTTACCAGTCTCTTCATTGAATTTGGTAAATTGTTTTGATAATTCAACCATTTGGTTTTGAAGTTCTTCAGGATCATTTTGAGCTAAATCCATAGCTCTCAACGGATCTAATAATTGACTTGATGTTACACCAAGTCTTTGGAGTGCTGATGACATTTCGATAGCCCTTTCAGGTGATAAAAGACCTTCCGCTAAATTCATTGTTGTTTGCATAGATGCACCCAATCTTTCAGATTGTATTGCCATTTTTGTAATACCTTCAACTCCGTTACTAAAGTTAAATAAATTTAATTGTTTTAAATTTGATGACACTGCAGTTGCAACCGCAGAAACGGCAACCCCTGCCTTTTTAGCATCATTAACAACTTCTTTCATTTCTTTACCTACGTCATAGATAGAAACACCAACATTTCTAAAATTTGTAGCCAATTCACCTACACCAACAGTTGTTAGTTTACTAACCGCTGCTAACTCTACCATAGTGGATTTACCTATTGTTCCAGTACTCTTGAGCCCTTTCATAAGTTCTTCGGTATTCTTAGCGGCATCCTCTAACGGTAAACCCATTTTTACCAATTCAGGACCAACATCGGCAACAATTTGTTTAAATTCGGACATCCTTTCCTTACTTAAACCAAAAGCATTTTGAATTAATGTTGCCTGTTCGTCTAAAAATTTAAAGGGTTCAGAATCGTTGAAATTGAATGCTTGTGCCGCCGCTTTACCTACTTCTTTAATAACATCCATAGCCTTAAGTGGATTTATACTCCACTCAGTAACCACATCTTTCGGTAAATAATTACCTATGTCGTTTTGGGTATTTCCAGTATCTGCCATATATTTTCTTATTAACGATAAATAGTTTTATAACTATTTTTCTTGTTTTTCTTCAATATATTTGTTTATAATATATTTTCTAACATAAGTAGGCATATTCATAAACTCAGAATATTGTGTTCTGAATATTCTAGAAAAGTAATAAAATTCGTCTAAGATTGTTTTTTTATAGGGATAAGAAAGGCCGAAAAAATTCAACCCCAAAAGTAATGTCAACCATTACTCTTTCTCCTGACGGGGCTATAACTTCTTTTCTTAAATCTAATTTAGGTTCGTTTTCCATAGAAAAACGACGAATGAATTTTGAGTCAGCAATTGGCATACTTTCAATAAAAGTTTCTATTTCACCCCTATCTGTTTTTCCATTAACAGATACGATTTGTTTACTTAATCTCATAGTGATAACAGGCGCCGTTAAATTTACAGGATAATTTCTAATGTCTCTTTCTAAATTTACTCTATCTCCTAATGTCATCATTTTAATTTCAACTTGTGATTTTGACATTGGTAAAGTTAAATTATAAATACCATTTTCATTAGGTTCTGTATTTATTTTACTATAATTTAATTCATCTAACATTATAGATGTAGAAAAAGTTTTTTCTGTTACAGGGTCTTTAACACCTATAGTATATTCAGGACCAAAAGAAGTATTTCTTAAAAATAAAAGAATGGCCTCAACATCACCATCTGTTAATTCTTCGGCCTTAATATCTTTTTCATAAATCTTTCTTCTTAATAGTGGTAAAACTATTGATTCATTTAATGAAACTTTTGGGTCAAAATTAGCCAACAAGTTTTCATCTTGAGCGGTTAAATAACCAACTTTAATTGATTTCTTTTTACTTTTGTAAAAAATACCTTTACTAGGTAATTGTATCACATCGTGTGGTAAATTAAAATTTGATTGTTCTAATTCGTAGTTTTCCATAATATTTTTAATTAAATAATAAAAAAAAACCTCCACTAGTAAATAGTGAAGGTTATTATGATTTTATTATTTAATTTTTAGTAAACCAAAATACATCTATCAACAATTAATGATGTTGAGATTGTTGATAAACCTGGACCTGCGTAAGATAGGGCTCCACCATCATAACCACTTAAATAAGCCCCTTGAAGTATCCATTTTTCAATTACTACACCTGTAGGGTCTAACATTTCAAGGTCAACATTTTTTTTGTAACCCGCGGCATAACCCATACGACCTGTTACAGATTCGGCACATAATCTAATCCATTCCATAATTGCCTGAGTTGCGGATGGTCCGATAGGGTCTAAAAATGTAACGGAAATCGCACCCCACTCAAAAGTAGTAGCGACATTTGTATTGGTGTTCAAGAATTTTATTTGAGCATTACTAACTGTTAGTTTAGGTCTTGTAGTTGTTTGAACAAACCATTCGTTAATCCCTAACGAAGAAGGAAATCTTAATATCCACCTATGATTTTGTTTTGGCTCATAGGGTATGGGCATTTTCATTAATAAATCAGCCATGTCTTATTTTTTTGTTTTTTTTTTATTTTGTTTATTATAAATATATCCTATTTAAAAATTTTTCTATTTACTTTGATCTTTTATAAAATAAATTACTAACTAGACCAGACCAGTTATTCATATGAAGTTTTACCTTGTTTACTAGTATGATATATTTTTAATTCATCTTCGTCATCAAAATATTTTCTCATTGTTTGAACATTTCTTAAATCATCATCTGAAAAACCTACATAAGGAATAAAATAATTACTTATCTTGTTTTTCATAAATGCCTTTTCTTGAAGTTGTTTTGATAAGTTTTGAACATAAGTCATAAATTCTCTCATCGCCAAAACTTTTAATTCTTCAGGGTTCGCAGCTGAACCTTCACCAAAACTAACGGGATGGAAACGACACATTTCTAAATAAGACCTTATAAGTTCGTCGTCAGATAAATCGTCCTCGTCTGCTAAATCTCTATATTTTCTTAAATTTTTAACAATTGTTTCTTTATTTAAACCGTGTTTATTATTTTTAATCAAATTATAAACTGCTTGTTTTAATATTGAAGGGGTGTGTCCTCTTGCGGTTATGATTGCAAATATTGATCCATTATTAACGGCCTCAACAAAGTCGTCCCATGCAGGTCCTGTTTCTGCGGTCATTGCATCTTTTAAAAACTTTTTATCACCGGTAACTCTGAAGTCTCTAAAAGCATTTTCATCAAAACCTACTATGGTATGTCCTTCATATTCGAAAGGTTCTTGTCCAATTTCTGTTCGGTATTCTGCAAAATCTTCCGTAGACATACCAACACTATTACCTTTATCATCTTTAAGGTAAATTTGAGTTGGCATATACATTAAGTTGTCATCCCAATCAAACGCATAATATTTCATTGTCGGTTTAAGTTGTTCAGAAAATATTTCAGAAATTATTTCTCTAACTAATTTTTTGTGATCCATACTAATAAATATTAGATAAATAAAAAAAGGGAGATAATTAAACCTCCCTTTTCTTTTTATAAACCAAGTTTAAATATTTTCAAACGAAGCTCCCGTTGGTGTGATATAGAAAGTAATATCTATAAATTCAAGGGCTCTTGTAGGTTTGATATAAATTTTACCTGTCATTTGATTTCTATCTAAATCTTCAGGGTCAGAAGAAACTGTAACTCTAAAGTCATATAAACCACGGTCTCTTCTAATTGAATCAA